AATTAGAAGTAATCTATACTCATATCCACTTGTACAGATCTGTCATAGTGCTATTTTAATTAATTGTCCTAATTCTTCAATGTCATTCTTTGCGATTGTCCTTGCCTTTGATTTTAAATGTTCAATTGCAAATTTAATCTGTACAAGTGGATATGAGTATAGATTACTTCTAATTTCATCCCAAAGTTGACACAGCTTACCAAGATCATCGGTATTGTCAGACTCAATTAATATCTCTGTAATGCTTCTCATCAAAGGATAATTGGATTAATCACACCTAATTTCTTCAATTCCCAATAACACTTTGCCGTTGCCCGTACATCACCCAATGCATCATGAGCATCCTTGAACTCTTCACCGAACAATTTCATGTGGAGTTCCTGCAACTTAGGCTTTTTGTAATACTTTCTCTCGCTTGGAAGTGCACAATAATCCGTTGACTTATTCATTGTGCATACCTTCTGAATCATCTCAAAGTTGTAGATAGCGCCTATCCTTGCGAATTCATATGTGACCATTCTAATATCAAAGCTGATGTTATGACCAATCAATAAGTTGCATCTTGCTAAATCGTTGAGAAATTTTAACATAACTGGTTCTAAATCCTCACCACCGTCCATGGCTTCTTGAGTAGTAATGCCATGAATCTTGGTAGCCTCTTCAGGTATTTCAAAGCCAACCGGCTTGATAACATAATTATCTGATTTTAATTCGTGACCATCCGGATCAGCCATCAACCAGGCAATTTGTACAACTCTAGCATCTGAACCAAATCCAGTGGTTTCAGTATCTAGGAACATTATTTGTTTTTCCATTATGCAAATATATAGTGACATATGAGCACCGCGATACTTAGCAATGCAGTTATGATATTCCCGTTTTTGTCTTTCATGATTTTTTTCTACTTGACCGTTCGAGATTATTTCCGTAAATGGCTAAAAATATAACCAGAGATAATTTCCAATCAAACCAATATACTCCAAGTCCTATTGCGAGTATTCCCACAAGCATTCCAAATATTTGTAACTTATTTAACATTACTTTAAATATTGCAGGAGGTGCCGGTATTGACACCCCCTAGTTCGTTCTGCCACTTTAGCTTTGTGGTGGATAATGATCAGAAGCCATTGGGCCTCCTTTGTCTTTGCTTCTGTCTTCTAGCAGAACCTTTTTGCCAACTTGGGTTAATAGATCCTCATCAAAATACTCCCACTTTGACATAGAGCCATCACTTTTAAGCGATATAGGTTGAACCCCGTAATTATTACATCCCGTTAGATATTGGCTTCTGACCCTAACTATTCCAGTAAAGCCAGTAATACTGTCTTTGACCTTGCTTCCAAGTTTATACTTAAATTCCTTCATGATTTTAATTATTGATTAGTAATTATTGATTAATTGTTAATTGTTAATTATACCGGCCTCTGCTTCAAAAGCCATTTTTTCTAAAAACATATCTGTTTCATCCTTGGTTTTACTAATTCTGTCGATCATTTTATAGAGTATATACGGCTGTATTCCGTGATACTTTGCATCACACTCAAAATCATTTTCTTTTAAAAGCTCTCTAAGATTGGCTTCATCTAAGTTGATAACAACCCAGTGATCGTATTTACGGGTTATGATGCACCAACATAATTGTAATCTGATTAATAGTTTTTTCATGACTCGTTGTATTTATCCCTTAATTCTTCTCTCAGTTCAAATACCTTTTTCCACCTAGCATCTTTTGCAATCAGAAATTCAGGATTCCTGACGTTATCATCATACAATTCATGCTGTCTTTTGGTAAGCAATATTATATTCTTATCAAGCAGCTTGAATTTTGGATAGTGGCCCTGTGCTTTTCGTAGAACGTGTGCAAAATTCCATGCATATGCACAATCACCCAATAGCTTTCCATCTAAAAATGATACACGCTTGCGCGTATTCCAGATTGTTTCAAACAATATCTTTTCGCCAGTAGGTTCAGTATGTCCAAATTGGCTCTTTTTAGGCTTATTGGTGTCATTAGACTCTCTCGCCTCTTTTCGTGCATTCAGCCTTGCCTGGTTGCCTACTTGACAGTATTTGTTAGGCAATATCTTCTTGACAATCAGCCGTTCTTGGCCGTGACAGGTACAGATGCCCATTTTGTATTGTAGTCCCATTATTTGTTCGACTCTTTCAAAATTACATCACCATGGCAAGGTTCATCCAGTTTGCAAAAACAAATCACATCCTTACCTCGAAGTGGTTCAAAGAACTCTTTTTGGCGTTTCGCTTGAAACATATTTATCATTCGCTTATACAATTCAACTGCATGGGCATTGTCCTTTACGAATACTCCATTATCTAAATCCTTCCCTTTGAATCCCATCAATGCAAGTGCAAGAATGTAACGATAGGTAGTGCCGACCTTGAATGGATTACCATATCTTGACGTTCTATCCACTATTACTGCGTTCTCAGGCTTTCTCCAACCCTTTTTTCGGCTTCGTTGTATTCTCTTTGGTTTCATGACTGTACAATGTATTTCATTCCGTATGGACGTTTTTTTGAACGCTCCTTGTGTAATTTCTTAGCGTAATCTTCCTTTTGCTTGTCAGTAAGATCAGCTGGCACTTCATAAGTTGTTCCATGTTCCTCACCTTTCTTTTCAACCCTTACTGATCCTTTCTTCTGATTGGCCATAGCTTACAAGGTAGCGAAAAACGACGAATAATCATTCTCAATATTTTCAATAATTGCATCGCATTCTTCATCTTCGTACATGCGCCCAATTACATCTGAGTATATGAATGGCATCTGCTGTTTTATATACTCGCGAAATTCAAACTCCGACATTTTACCGAAAGAAATTGAGGTGTATTCGATTAACTTGGTATTATCTCCAAACTCAAATATCACTTCCCATTCCCCTCGAATATGCTTCAGCCACAGATAGAACTTATCACATGGCACCTTGGCCTTGAATTTATCAGGCAGGTAATTCCAAATGTAATTGAGCAAACTGAAATAGCATTTTAATCGTTTAATATCCCTACCAGTGACCTCCTTGAACATCTGTACTTCTCCAGGTGAAGTCTGCTCCATGAGTTCCTGGGCGTTCTCATTGTTGGCAATCCAGCCATTCCCTTCCATGACGAACTCAAGCATGTTACTGTAGTCCTTATCGGTCATTTTATTGGCTTTACTCCTTTAATAGTTACTTCATTAACCAATTGCAGAAATGTAATTTCAAACTTTTCGTTAGCCTCTGTTTCATAAGCGAATCTAATATGGCTCTTCAAATTACAATCCTTGAATGCTAATATTAAGATTGATACAGCCTTTCTAATCTCAATCATTTTTGATACTTCAGCCAATTTCTGTTCTGTCGTTAATTTCATAATTGTAGTTATTTAAGATGGTTTCTAATTTGATTTATTATCAATCATTTCCTGAAAGTGACACTGCATTATTCGTTTGTGGCATTCAGACTGAAGAGAATCATCAATATTAAAGGTCGAAGGAAGGAAGTTGGCTCTCTTTTCACTTTCAAGTGCCTGTTTAGTGCTTTTCTTATACGCCTTTCGCTCCTTTTTATTCATCCTATGAATCAACTTTTCGGTCCATGCATAATTAAATGCACCGGACCAATCACCAATTCGCATGATTTCACCCTTTTCAACAGCCAATTTCTTCATGAAACTATACATCTCTTCACCCGAAACTGGTTCTGTAGCGCGCTCCTGTATTTCCTTAACCTTTAAACTTTCCTCGTAAGCCTTGAGTTGCTTATTTCTGAATGTTCTGAAGGCATATAGCACATCACCAATATATTGCTTGCTAAATGAATTATAATGCCTTATATCAGATCCAATCTTTTTGGCAGTGACCAAATCAAACGCTAATGAAACATCTTGCATCGACATATCACCAAATTGCTCTTTTATCCATTTGGATAAAGCCAACATAATTTCAGCTGAGTTTGATTTTACGAATCCCATCGACAATGAGATGGCAACCAACCTCTTGGCCATTTCAGCAATCAACTCATCATTATAGGTGTGAGATTTTTGCTGATGCAAATAACTGCTAATCGTAGCCCTATGATAACTTACTGCCTCCGAGTTCGTCAAAGACTTTTTTGTGATCATCTGTTGCTGATTGTCCATGTTGTTGATTAATTGATTTTAAATGAGGAAATGTATTTGAAAGTGTGTTCTTCCAATTTTTGATAGGCCTATCATGACCGGTTTTCCATCCGTCATCTTTCCATGTCTGATATTTAGATTCTATGGCAAACTTCAAGCTGTGGAAATCCCTGTTCGTCTTTTTACATAGGTGGTCTGCGTATACCAAGAATTCGACTAATTCAGGAATTTTGTCCTTTTTAATAATAACCTCTACTTCATTTTCATCTTCATCTTCATCTACTACAATTTGCTCGCCTTTTGCTTGAGCAAATTTTTTAGTTGATGTTTTACCGCCTTTACTACCTGCTGATGCCCTAACTTGCCTGATGTATTCATCCTTTACCATGCGCTCACAAACAAGAAAATCTTCGTCGATTATAAGAACCTTTTCTTCAATTAATTCTTCAAGTGCATGCTCTATTTCGAGCAATGGGAAAGCAATAAAAGTACTTATCTGTAAAGCAAAATCAACAGGCTTGCTTCCGTTTTGCTTAAACTTTTGCTTGAGCAAAATCTTTCCATAGTCTGGGGATTGATGGAAGATGCACATGAGATTAATCATCAATCCATGGGCGGGAAGTGAACAGAATTTTAATCTATAACTTCCGATCCAATCTTGAGGATAAAACTGAAATGCTGGTCGTTTCATATTAATAAATAAACCCCTTCCCTTCTCAGGAAAAGTATGTACCTCGTGCGAACGTGGCGATACTCCCGAAAAGTTCAGGGGTTATATTAGACGTAAAATTTCTTTTGATTTCGCACGATTACATACTTGTGTTATGCAAATATGCGAATAACTATTGGAAGGGGAGGCTATGACTTATTACTACTTATGAACATTGGATTGTTCATTAAATAAACCCTCTTGAAATTTACGTTCTACTGTTACAAGGGTGTCATTATGCTCAGTACCATGTGCGACTACTAATAATTCAATCAATTCAAATCCCCTTTTCTTGCCAAATCCATTAGAATTCCATCCACAACAAATAGCATAACCACCTAATTTAATTTTATTAGCCATTGGATTCTTAACTCTACCATAGAAGTTAGTTGATGTATCCAATTTTGTTGCTTTCTTTCCGATAAATTCATAATGTTCTTTAACTTGGCGATAAGAATAAGGGGGATCGAATAAACCCCCAGATCTATTGTTGTCTACTTGTTTTACAAACTCTTCTGCCTCCAGGTTAAATTCGGCAGGCATATCAGGATTTATGTCATTTCGTATTTCAGCAGGACTATTTGATCCGGAGAACGGATCTATCCATCCCTTAAAGTCGCCACCATATTTGTAAATCAACTTTCTAATAGGAGGTATTTCAAAAGTCCACTTGTTAGGCATTGCCCATTTTCTGGTAATAATCATGATTAAGAATCTAATATGTTTTGCAGTATCCGGACCAACACATTCACGCTCATGGAATTGCCAGCCATACGATATATTTGGTTGTCAGATATTCCCATTTTAACAAGTTCAGCGTGGAATGTGTCAGGAAAGTCTTGAAGTCGTAAACATTCAAGTGGAGTAAGTCTACGAATACGTGAATATTGTGAATATAATCCTGTTTTTGCACCAAATCCTCCACCTTCTGCAGCTTGAGTGATTGAACATCCATTAATGTCATATACTCTGTAACCTTGTGGATTACCCTCTTTCAAACTATAAATTTGTTTCAATTCTATTGCTTGTGTATTCTTTTGATCTAAACAATAAGCCGTTCCATCATCTTTTGAAAGTGGTCCAGTTCCTCCTTTATTCAACTTACTTGATCTTGGTTGAAGATTGTGAGTTATGATTTCTGGTTCAACAACTAAATTATCTTTTTGAACACTTGTAAGTGCATTTGAAGTTCCCTGAGTATTTGCCTCAAGACGTTGTTCTGTCGGGTCACCAGTTTTTCTACTTGAGGGATTATCTGGATTTCTTCCCCTCATTGCCACAATATGAGGCTCCACAATGATTTGTTCTTTTCTGTGTCCACCATTACCAGTTGAAGCAACTAAGCATCTACTAATAGAATCTTTTTTCATTCCATCTTTATTGTTCGACCATCTTAATCCAAATGGTTCATCTTGTGTGTCTAAATCATCCGTATATCTACTCAATGATCTAATTGCTTTATCACTCAGATAATATTTCTCATCAACTTTTGGTTCAAGTAAATCTTTCAATCTGAGTTTCAATGGAAATGGTACTGGAAACCGATAATCTCTGGATTCTTTGAATCCAACACAAAACCACCGTGGCCGACTCTGAGGAACACCATGTTCTTTGGTATTCAATACGCCAGTATAAATGTGATATCCAAGACCATCATCATAGTATGGGAATGTCATTTGCCCATTTATAGTACCACCGTTACCTGATAATAACTCAGTGATTGTCTTTATAGTCTTACCTCCATCATGAGATAGGATACCCTTTACGTTTTCAAGAATGAATATTGGAGGTTGTTTTTTTCTGATATAATTGGCACACCCAAAGAAGATAGTTCCACGGATGTCATCGAATCCAAGCCTGTTGCCAGCAATTGAAAACGCTTGACAAGGGAACCCTGCTATGTAGATATCAGAATATGGTGCTTTGGAATTATCTCTAGCCATCAAATCATCATAGAATATACCAGGATTATATATGGCTTCTGATACTTTCTTACAATATTTATCAATGTCAGAAGATGCTACGTGTTTGAATTTGACCTTTAAACGAAGAAGTGCCTGAATTGGCGCCTCGATTCCAGAACAATCTGTAAAAACTTTAAGCATGCCTAAATTTACGAAATCAGCTTGTATTCTCCATGCTTATAACCGGGAACTATCTCACAGGAAATATTGATACCAGGCGTATTATTTAGCCGGTGAATTATTGAAGACAACCTGTAAATTCCATATTGCGCCCATGCTTCACGGCCAGTTATGGTTCCAAACCGCTTTAAATGCTTCATTACAGACTCTTTATGTGTTAACTTTTTCGCCATGTTGAGAGTGTTTGATTTCATATTTCCATTTAAATCCAGCAGCTGTTTTTTCTTTACCTCTAACTACTCCGGATATACTAGGAGATGTTACTCCATTATCTTCAGCTGCCATTGCTATTGAATCATATTTTTGCAAATCAACCCCATCCAGGCTCATTTTTATAACTGCTTTTGAGCAATGATGGTCAGCACCGAGATTACTAATACCAACCTTTCTGCCCCCTTTTAATGCATGTTGAATATTTTCTTTTGGTGTTAACCATTCAAGATTTTCCACACGACTATCTGTTTTGTCGAAGTTTTTATGATTCACTTCCTTTTTATTCTCTGGATTGGGAATAAATGCAATGGCAACTAATCTATGAACGGTAAAATACTTTTTCACAGCTTTATTGCAAAGACACTGTGCTGAATACCCGTTACTCTGTATTTTCTCTTTAAGAATTTGCGCATCGATAACACACCATTTTTGCTTATTTCGATATACTATCCTTTTTAGAGATTTTATACGGCCCAAGCTACTAACCTGGTATAATCCCTTGTATCCACGTATATCCTTCCAGACCTCTTTCATTTCGTGTTCTTCAGATATCATTGAATGGTCTTCCTATTACTTCATGGTATAATTCACCGCGCAATTCTGGATGCTCTTTCTGCAAATGATCGCGGATTGATAATATTTGACTAGCTGGCATTAACTTATTCTCCATGAGCATGCCCATGAATAAGTAAACATGCATCTGGGTAATTTTAACATGCTGAAGGTCCAGTTCATTACTCCAAACAGATGAAAGTAGCTTGTTTTCATCATCTCTGGCATCGGGCCATGACTCAAGAACTGCACGAACTTTACCTTCGTAATTCATTTGACCAGTTGAAGTTTCAATAATTCATCTTTCATTTCCTTCAGTTCAATTTCCTTCTTGGTGATTTTATTAGCCAACTTTAATTGCTCCATATCAATCTTTCCAATTTCCTCCATCTCGTTTGCCAACTTTCTACTGAGCCGACATAAACTTGCAACCAAATCACAATCACTGTAACTGTCACAGTATCCTATGTAATTTCTTGCAATCTGGGCTAATGCAGATCGTTCTTTACTGATATAATACGGCTTAGCCTTCTGAAGTCGCAGATAGAAGAACGCAGCGAATGCGAACCTTTTGACCTGACTGATATTGCTACGTGCCACTTTCCTCGTTTGTTAGTTGATACCCTATGAATTCTACACAGTTGCCAGATTCATCAAAGTGAAATTGGTCATCCTGTTTGTCCACATACTTGTGGCATGCTTCGCAAAAATTTATTGACATGATATCTGGTTTTTTAAATATGTTTCCAACTTTCTCTCTTTATGATTCTATTAATATTTGAAGTACTTACCCGATATTTTTTACCTAACATCCGAGCAGATACTTTTATAGGAATATAATCTCGTCGTATTTCCAACACCTGTTTTGCAGTTAGCTTACTATTATTGCCGTTTTTACCCCTCATATTTTTAGATGATTTTCCCCTGCGATCATCTGTCATATCATAGAATCCATGACAACTTTGGCACAACATGAAAAATAAATCCCTGTTTCTTGAATACTGACACCCCTTCTTTAATGCCCAATGATAACTTTTACTTCTGCCTTGACAAATATTTGACTCACATCTGTCTGCCTTGCCATGTGTTTGCCTTAACCAGTGATGAATATTATGATATTCTCGATCCATTGTTGCCATATCTAGTGACTATATATTTAGTTGAAGTTCCATGAAAATTCTGTCAATTGTCCGTGTTCGTTTGTAGGTGCACCCTCATAAACAATCCGGTGTTTGTATAATGGATCAGTATCATTGATCTTCTGTACTAACTCGCTTCAGAATTGAACCAGTATTTTGGACCAGAATAAGAAACCTCCGTGACTCGATATTGCTTCATGATCATTTTGATCATCTTGCCTCCATTCTTGACTTCATTCGAAGCATCCAAAGCTGCTTTGTCGATATGCTCAAACGGGTCTACTGAGCAATCAAAATAATTTGGAAGTCCTGATATACACATAATTATCCTTTATAAAATGCCTGAAATCTCACTACAGATTGATATTCAGGTGACTTGATTAATCCATCACCCTTTCCAGATAAACTCTCTGCACCTGGTTCATCAATAACAACCTTTGAATCCACCTCTTTTGGTACTCTGAAGCAGATTTGTACAGGGAAATTCACCTTGGCATCACCGGTAATTACTTTCACAGATGCTCGTTGAGTCGCTGCAACGATGCGATATCCGATTGAACGTCCTTTCTGCAGAAGAAGACGTAAGTTTTCTTCTAGAGACTTCTTGGTTTCAATAACCTGCATCTGCATTTTCGGAACTCCAGGTATAACAACATCTCCCATTTTCTTCGGTGCATAGTTTCCAACCTGAACTTCTTCCTTGATATCCAAGTCCTTTCCCTTCTTTGACATGGCAACTGCATCAGCAAACTCATCGAATACAACAAGAGTCTTGGTTTTCTTGCCTGCTTTTACAAGATTTTGCATTTCAATTACCAATGATTCCATCTTTTCTTCAACCAGATCAATATCATTATAAACCTGAATACCTCCACCTTGCATACCTGTAAATTCATATTTCGGATCGAACAACACAATCTTATCCATTCCAATCAACTTGGCATATTCAATAATAGATATGATGCAAACTGATTTACCCGAACCAGTGGCACCACAAATCAATACATGAGGTGTAGAAGGATTTGATATATCCCACACAATGACCTCATTAAAGTTGCTCATGCCTATTGGAATCTTCTGACCATCCAATAACTTTGGATCAAACATCAAGTCATGTTCACGTTCCTTCGTTGCCTCAACTGCCAGGTATGACTTCCCTTCATACACAAATAGATCCTTCATCATCCGGATGCTCGATACATTCAAGGCATTGGCAATATCCAATTTGTATCGATGTACAGAAGCAATATTAACTCCAGCTGAAACTTCTATCAGAAAAGTATCACTGGAATACCCTTCAATAGTATGGGCCACACTTACCATAACGCCCAATGTTCTCAATGTGTGCTCAATTTTCTGTGGCTTACTCATGTTTTTGTTTGTTAAATCATATTGAATGAACTCAGATGCATCTGCCCTGAACTTCTTTATTGTCTTTGGATCCACCATTGCAAGAGATGAATCGCGAATTTTCTTCAGCCTTTTAGCAATCAACTTCCTCTTGGATTTGGGAACATTGAAATCATCAACCTCAGCAATCATTGTCTGACTCCAGAATTCGTACACCTGTACTGTATCCACGAAATTATCACTGTCATTAATCATGTAAACATAATCCGGATCTGAAATGGCTTCAATCATTTTCTTCAATGGCTCATACAATAAAGCCTCATATAATCTTCTGGTATCCTTATCAAGAATTACCTTGAAGCATCTAAGTTGTGGTGAACCATCTCTGTTCTTGGAATACTTATTCTCTATAAACCACACTTCATCGACCATTTCACCATATTTCTCTTCATAGCAATTGGAATATGTAATCGCTTGCTTTCCAATTGTGAACTTCAATTCCTTCTCATCTGCATATTGGGCTTTGGATTTATGATCAGCAATGATCAGTTTATCATCATGATTAAGGAACACCAAGTCAATAATGGCATGACATGGAATAGGAATATCAACACCGTTGATTGTCACGAATTCCTCTAGGCGTAATTCCACATGAAGAACTTCCTTGATTTCTGATTCATAGACAGAGATATCAGTAAAGAAGTTTTCAAGCAGTTGTGTGGAAAGTTTTGTTGCCTTGGTTCGGCACTCTTCGATTGTTGCCGTGGTCTTCTGTAATTTCCATTTATACGCCTGAACATCATCAATCTCATTGAACGCCACCATTTGTAAACTGGCAATGTCAGATGTTCGACCAGCCTTCTTCTCGGCAAAGTAGAATTCCAATGCTTTGTGATAGGCGTTGCCAGCTACAGATGATGCTGATCGTTTTGTTGGATTGCAATAAATGTAATCCATTTCGAACGCCTTTTCGTTCCTGGCGAATGATGAAATCTTTGAAAAACTCCAGCTCTCTATGAGAAGATTCGAGAATACTTCTTCAAGTTTTTGGGGTGAGAGTTCCCTATACTTGTGACTCATGGTAATTTGGTTGGCTCAGTTTGGTTCTCCTTCTTTAAAGATACGTTTTTTGCATTGATATACCTCTTTAAATCATCAATATGTTCCTGATGCATTCCTGCTTTCAATTGTTCTTTAGCAAATGATTTGTATTTAGCCATCAAATCTTTATGGTCCGTATATTCATCGATTATCATTTTGGATTTGTCCAATAAATCTTTGGATTTACCCTTGCTGATTTTTATCTGATTAGCAGGTTTCGGTGGGCTTGCCTGTTGTCCATCAGTATCGGTTGCACTCGTTGCAATACCCAGAACGCTCTCAAGTGTGTAGCGCCTCAAGTATTGAACAGTTGAACCCTTGGATTGGATAGCGTTCTTACCCCCTGAAGTATCAGGAACACTTTCCAATGTGGTTTGTTCACTGTGTCCATCTACATGAGTAATGATACAAGTGACTAATATCTTGTTGTCTTTTTCTGCTTGCTCCCAACGATAGGTAAGTTGGTTTTTGAACAATGACGGTTTGATGACCTTGATAATCTGATCCAAAGGCGCATAATAATATCGATCATTATAACCAGCCTTCGTCTTTAATATAGGAGGGCAATTTTTCTGAAATTTACTCAGGCTCAGATAATATGCCTTCTTTGCCTGTTTAGCATCCCAGCGTTCTTGAAGGTCCATCAACTCTTTCAGCTTCTCGATATCGACATTCTTGCCAATTGCTAGTTCTAGTAGTTTTGCTGGTGAGGTAGTTACGGCAACCTCGGTGCCTTTTCCTTTTGCCATGGTTTCTATTTATTCGTTAGATTGATGTTGTTGTTTGGATATTTCTCCAAGACCGTTACAGGTTTCACATTCAGACTCGTCACAATGCTCTAAACACTCTTCACAGATATCAGTCCATTTGATTGATGCACCACAACAAGCGGATTCATTGAATGTACCTTCACCATTACAATCAGGACATTCTTTGGTATTGTCGTCACATCCACTTCTTGGATCATTTTCGGTACCTGGTGCCATGTTTGATTGCATCATCTTGATTGCTTTAGGATTAAATATGTTTCCACATTTTTCGGTTAATTATCTGATTAATAACGGTTTTACTAACTCCAAATTCAATGCTTAATTCAAGCCTTGATTTATTCAATATATTAGACCTTATTTCTAAAACATCCGCTTCGGTTAACTTGCTGAGAGGGTGATTAATGCCCTTAGAATTATCCCTTAAACCGATCTTGCTTGCATGCTGTTGATTTTCCTGATTCGTAACCCACTCAAGATTTTCAGCTCTATTGTCAGTTTTGATTCCATTGATGTGATTTATCTGTGGTTTGTTTTGTGGATTACTGACAAACTCGACACCAACTAGCCTGTGTATTACATAAGTTTTTTGACTGCCTTCCTTACACAGGGATAAGTATTCATAACCGCCTTTGTTTATGGACGGTTTTAAAAACCTTCCCTTTATTAAGTTAATTCCGTTTCGTTGCCTTACTGTTCGATCAAGGCTTTTAACCCTGCCGGAATCGCTTATTTGATAATAACCTTCAAATCCAGATATGTCTTTCCAAACTTCTTTGGTCATCGTTTTGTCAGATTCATTATATGAAGAGATATCCGGAATTGTCTGTGATTCGATAGCTTCAGACTATATAGTAATGCTACTTGTCGAAGCCTGGGCATCACGCTATGTAAGGTTGGTCTATTCATTTGTTGATTATTACGGTTTTCCTTCTCCACTTTCTGGGATTCTTGAATTCCCCCTTACAATTATGCTTGGCTTTCATTACGAAGCAATATCGACCACACACATCACATTTCCATCTGATTGCTTCTCTCATATGCTTAGATCATTATATAACCTGAAATACGTGTCCAATAAAATTACCTCCGTTCAATTGATAAGTACCAATGAATTCTATATCTGTAGTTTCTTCATTGCTTAATGGATGACCAGTGCCAAATGTCTTTATTACAACATTTTCTTTTTCAGCTTTGGGATCTACAAGTACCCATAAACAAGGTCGCCCATATTGAGATTGAACTGATAATATTTTACCACCCTTTGGTATCTTTAATATATTGTGACTTACTTCTAATGGGTATTTCCAAATCTCTTTCATAAGATACGTTTTTAGTTTGAAACTTGCAACTGACAAGGCAAAAAAATATTACAGTTCTGTAACCGATGGGTATTTCACTTTGTTTATGAATTTCACTCCGTCAATTACTTCAGGCTTCATCCGTTCTTCTTTAATCAATTTGTAGATGTAGCTAGTGGTCACTTTCGGTTTTCGTGAACTGGCATAATTCGCAATTGTCAGTAAGTTGTCTACGTTCATTTCTAATTATTATAACGCAAAGGAAAGTATAAAGTTTCAAACTTCCAACTGAATTTCAATAAAAATTCAATCTTTTTTCACTTACCTGATTACGGTCTTGGGATAATATTTGGCTTTTTGCGAAAGGATATACGCATTTTCGCGCCAATAACAAACGCCTGGTCATTCAAATCATAGCCTGCACCGAGTGACATTTTAGGCATAACGAGCTCAATCATTGGGGATAAATGAACCAGCCCACCAGAATTTGCACCTACATCAAAACCTGCATACACACTCCATGGACGTTTGACCTTAGTGATTTCAATATCCGTTGTGGTAGTTGATTCAATCAGAAATGGTTTTACAATCTTATATCCTAACTCCATTTGATCAAGGTAACCGCGAACAGTGGCCCTGTATTTCAAATGAACAGTGTCATCATATATCATGCTATCCTCGTAGATACTTGGATGCTTCATCATCTGATCGAAATCGTTCTGAGTATATATCGATTCATATACAATTGTGGTGTCATAATACGGTTTAGGCACTTTAACGGTGATATACTTGAATACGGTGGTATCATACCAAGTAGTGTCATAAACAGTCTCATGCGTTACTGTGTCGATGCTGACAATCGTTTCTGAGCCATTATCAATGTTAGATTTACCACATCCATTCAAAAAGAGGATATAAAGGAGTAATCCCCCACATATCACCGAAAGTATCTTGTGTCCGTTATCCATAGGCTTCAGCTAATCGAGTATCATATTTGAATCGAGCGTAATATTTACCATTGTAGTATCTGGCAAAGGTAGCCCAATCTTTATTTTTTAATGCTTTATATAGCTTCTTATTCGATTTAATGAAGTTCAGCATACCCTTTAACTGGTAATATTCACTTGCATTAAATGACAGGACCATATTATCAAGCAACTTAAACCCTGCTGCCTTGTAATTGAAACCCATTATTTGACCTAATCCCCAAGAAGTACTCAGCATAGCGGATTCTAAATCAATCTCTACGGCCTTGAAATAAGCCTTGTATTCTGCCTTTTGATTCTCTACACCATTTTGGATTCTGATTCCGGTGTATTTATTGAAATGATATGGCTCAAATTGAATCTTTACCTTTCCATTCTTGCCAAACCCACTGCCTGAGCTCTCAACCTTCAAAACAGCCTTTAATGCACGTAACTCAACACCAAACTGATCTGCAAGAGCCTGCTTATCTTTCTCTCTTAATAATTTTGGTTTCATTTCTGTATCCATAATCTTATAAGCTTAATGAAAACAATAATCCAAGTACAATAATAAACGCTATTACTGCCTTCCAAGAATTGTCAGGGGGTATACTTATAGTTGTCATTTAATGAGTCTGGTATTTCAATTTCGAATGCTTTCATAATTTCATCCAAGAAGAATTCCATTTCTTCCTGCTGTAAATGGTAATGCTCATCACAGAGTGGTTCTATGATGGTAACCACAGTTGTATCTGTGGTATCGCTATTGTGGAGGGGGGATGATTCCCTTAGCCACAAGACCGTAATAAATAGCAGTAGTAGTTTTGGCATTTTTTGCGATATCAAATTGCATCTTAGCTACATCAGCCGGTAATCCAGAATAAGCCTTATTGGCTTCCTCCAGCTGTATTATCCTGGCTGATTGTATAATAATAGTTGATTCAGCATCCCCAACTCTATCATCCATAGTGAAGTAATTTCCAGCAAATGCAAGAGCAATTGTGACTATGTACACCACATCCTTCGCGCTAAAGCCCTTCTTTTCCATGATACTACTCTTTAGCAGTTTGACCCGTTCCAGCAACAGCGCCACCAATCACAATAACATACCAACAACCTTGGATAAGCATCGGAGGAACAGCAAGATCAGTACCTTCAGGAACAGCTGCCAATCCACCAATTATAGATCCAGCTATAGCAATGGCAGCCAGAGCAATGTTTTGTAGTTTTTTATGAAATGCCGGTGTTGGACTTTTTATTCTGTCAATGATTTCCATAATATCAAAGTTTAGTTACGTTAGAAGATCCGAAGACCGATTGCATTATTGGTAATATGTAAAATGTTCTAAGGCTATCAGGCGTTTGTGCAGCCTTTGCCGAGTCTATATAGGTTTCATACCTCGTTCCGCTTGCACCCCATCCTACTCCTTCCATATCTACGTTAGGAAGTATCTGAAGGTTCAGGCTATCATACATTATAAACTGAGGCTCATATAAAAAGCTATCACCAGTTGTTACAATGCAATGATATGAAACCCATACCATGTTAGAATCTTTTGAACCTCCTGTGACCGTTGTATCGATCCTGTATGCTATTAAAGTATCTGCACCTGGATGTGGAGCGTTATATATTATAGAATCTACCTGAGCACTCACTGAGAACGCAAATAATAAACAAGCAATTGTAAGTATTGTTTTCATATTTTAATTTGTATCTGGAATACTGTACCAACTTGTACCATCAAAAACTAATAATAAAGTTTTATCATCGGCACTTGAAAAACTAGCTGGCAAATCTACTGTATTCGCTGCATGACTATTATCATCAGTAATTGTAATATTTGCATCAGTAAATATTAATGATAAGAGCATGCCACTGTTCGCTCCTGTAATGGTAGCAACTGTATTACCTCCACCGTCACCGGTCATAGTCATTACATTGCTGAATACAGGGAAGGTTGTTGCAGCTACACCGAGTGTTGTTGTTCGTGCTGTAGTGGCTAATGAGCTATCAATTATAGCATTACCATTTACCTGAATCTTTTCAGCCGGAGTAACATCTGAGAATCCTACATGACCATTTGAAAGTAACGTCATTATCTCATTAATTCCACTACCATCAGGAGTAACTAGAAGTCGCATAATCCCTTCTGAATCACCATCATCTGCATTGGCCTTTACTCCGTTTATTACCGCAAAGGCAGTAGGATTACCTACTTCAAAGTGTCCCCCAAGAGCGATTCCTGCACCTACATTTATAGCAAAAGCATCTGATGTAGCAAAAAATGCATTAAATGTTCCGGGTTGACCAAGCACTGTGTTTTGTGGTATTCTCCATTCAACTTTATGAGTGCCGCCTATTGTTGATATTGAACCCATAACCTGTTTACCCTCAGATGTAAGTACGTAATCAGGAAAGGAGGATAAATAGCTGGTTTCGGCCATAAACATCGGTCTGCCAATTCCTCCTGCTGGTCCAGGTAATAGATGTACGTTTCCAAAAGGTACATTATCATGACCAAAACCAATAACACCTGGCCATCTAGCACCATTTCCATCCTCTCTAATACTCAATAATTTACCGCCAGATGAATTGGTGAAAATTATACCATCAGCCGTACTATTGCTTTTGGTCTTTACTTGTAATCTACTTGTTGCATCAGGTACAATGCCTATGCCGACATTACCATCATTTTGAACGGTCAACAAATCAGTACCAACATTGTCTTCCAATAATAAAACATCGGAACCCGATGCAGCATTAATACCCTTAAATGTTGTTTGATTACCTGAAAAAGTTAGGTTATTTGCACCCATGGTAACGGTAGTAGGTCCAGTTAATGAACCACTACCACTATAAATACCATCCCCATCAACGGGCCCGGATGGTCCTGTTGGTCCTGTCGGCCCTATTGCTCCTGTAGATCCTGTCGCACCCGTCGAGCCAATTGCTCCCGTAGGACCAGTTACGCCGGTTGCTCCTGTTACACCTTGCGCTCCGGTCGCTCCCGTTGCTCCTGTCGGACCTGTAGGGCCAGATAGCCCAATGGGTTTCCAAGTTACATCAAAGTATTCGAATACAGCTGTCTGGGTATTGAATATAAGAAGTCCAGTTGTCGGTGAGCCAATTGCGTCCCGGGCTGCTGTATTCATTCTAGGAGTAAGAAGCCCCTTATCTGATGAAATTACTTCTAGAATAGCAGATGCGTCAAAGGAACTTCCACCTATAACGACTTGACCTGTCAGTTTTGACTTCTTAGTAACCTCTACATTCTTATGCTGTACACTACTCTGACCTAGTACTCCGATCGGTAATACGAGTATTAATAATAGATATAGTATTCTTTTCATCATGGCTTCATTGATTTGCTAAAGATATATAAATCTATAGATCCAGTGTCTAATTGATCTAGATTAGCCCCCTGCGTTGTAATTCTCATTACTATATCTACGTCATTATTAAAATCCTCTATAGTATTCGGCTCTTCATTAACAAGTATATCGTCACCTGGTGCTACATCAATATCAATTGGCTCGAAAGTATATTTACCTTCATTACCTACGATACCTAATTCAATTTTTACATCGGTTATACCCGGTCCTGACCACTCTATTTCATGCTTAAGTACATATTCTTGAAATTTTCTACCTCCCTTAAGAGTAAATACTACTAAATCGAATTGTTGAGAAGCATCCGAGAAATCCCCAAATACTTTAGATATCTGCTCTCCACCTGTTACCTGATATTGAGTAGCACTTTCAGTGGTCAGCCCTCCACCAGGCACTGATATATCATGAAGATCCGCTGGTTGTAGTTCTCCGGCTTCCGGATATTCCGATGTTTTCTCGTTTGGCATGGCTATAAAATTAACAATTAATCTTTATATGATTCTCCTTCCTGTCCGTAAAGGTCAGATTATAGACCGCTTGACGCTCCCGATCATATTTAGTTTCGTTGATCTCGCTTAATCTCACAACCTTCTGCTGGAGTAAATAATCAAAATTCCTAGCATTGTAATCCGTTATCTGAACAATATTGGCCTGTACCAGATTAGGAAGGAAATCACCAACACATGAAGGTATCACTCCAATTTCAGTGACATAATTAAAAGTAAGTTCATTCTTTATCTGAAAAGTCTGGTAATTGGTGTCCTTAAATCGTTCTTCCTCAAATTCCGTTTGTTTATTACCAAAGAATCCAGGTAATCTGATTGCCTGAAACCACTCTATCCCCGTATAATCTAATCCATCAATGATATCACCATTCTGGATCCATTCAATCCATATAGTATTATCTGCCAATAAAAGACTAAAAGTCTTCAGATTATAGTTGATACTTATTATTGTATCCGTTCCTGTAAGTAAAGCCCTTTCGGTTCTGATCTTATAATTGCCCTCACCATGAACATCCAGCACCTTTTCCCATTCCAATTTGAAGCCTACCAGTAAAGGCTGAGTAGGAAATGATCCAGCAGGAAAGAAGGTGCCTAATGTATCATCGTTTAATACCGCAACTTCTCCTAGTATATCCTCATCCAAAAAGAATTCTACTGTATCTGAAGGGTCGAATACTTTAAATAAAACGGATGATATATCGTTCTGAAATGGCTCATCACCTCCTGCCAGCGTCAGATTGTCATAACAACAACGCTCTACAAATGCCCGATCTTCTTCATCAGGAAAATCTTGAATAATCAAGACATTTGGAATTGCAGCAGTAGCAAATCCCCTGAGATCCATTGGTGTTCCGTTTGGCAATAATTCTGTTATCATTCCTTAATCTTATTATTACCGTCCTCAGTTAATTTCTGCGTACCATCTTCTTTAAGCTTACCATCATCAAGGATATTGCATCCTACAGTACATACATATCTTATAATTTCTCCATCTATCCCAACGGCATAGGCACTTGTTTCTGAAAGTATTTCAGCATCTAATAATATTTTTACTGTTCCAGTAGATTCTTGTACCCATGTATTACCGCCATCAGTGCTTCTGAACATCGATCCTCCATCTCCACAGGTTATTCCATTATCCGCATCAAAGAATGAAATGGATCGCATGACATTATTGTTGCTAACAGGAAGGGCGATTATATTCCAGTTCGTACCACCATCAGTAGTCAATAGTATTTGATCAAAACCGCCCACCATCCATCCCTTATTGGCATCAATAAAGAATACTTCATTTAACAAATCTGGTGTTCCAGAAACTTGTGCACTAAAATTTGTACCGCCATCGGTTGACTTGAAAACCTCTCCATCTTGACCACATACCCATCCTACATTTGCATCAATAAAGAATATGGATAATAGAGCACCTGCAGTTATATCCTGGCTAACCCAATTATCACCGCCATCAGTAGTTTTTTGGATTGTCCCGGTTAAACCACATACCCATCCTGTGGTAGTACTTATGAAATGAACCGATAGTAGATCTGGGAGTATTCCAACAGATTTATCAACCCATGTGTCTCCACCGTCTGTACTCTTTATTACAAGACCTGCCCTTCCGCATACATAAACAGTATCGGCATCTGCAAAGATCACACCTGATAAGGCTGCTGCTGTTCCGCTAGGCTTGGATACCCATGTTACACCTCCATCAGTGGTCTTTAATATACGCCCACCAAGTCCAACAGCGATTCCTATTGATTCGTTAAAGAAATCAACACCGAACAATGTGGTTTTTACAGTTGAGTTTTCAGATTGCCAAGCACAACCAGAGCTCTCATTACAAGATGTTCCTAGTCTGCAGCTTATCTTGTATTGAGAAGTTGGGTTTAACTTAGTAAAATCAACAGCGCATTCTACCTCTATCCTATCAGTAAATACATTAAATGATGCTTTGTTTTCTCCCGTCTTGGGAATCAAAGGATTATTTACCGCAGCGTTTCTAAATGTAGATAGTTCAAATATATTGAATAGCCCTCCTTGCTGAAATTCCTCTAATCTCATTACTCCATATACAGGGGTTTCGGAGATCAATCCACTTAGGGGGGTGAATGTTACTTTGAGTTCTGTATTCTCCGATCCATGGAGATTTGAATTCAGATTATTGGCGCTTTGATCAAATGTCTCAACTAGACCAACCCATTTAGTTGACGGTGATCCAGAATCATCCGTTTCATACTCAAAAGTCCTAAGGCCCGGGGAAATGAATCTGTAATTGGTATTTAGCAGACCGTTGCTTACTACAGCATCGACGAACATAACAATATCATAGTTATTCAGTGCTGAATAATTAGAAATCAATCTGTTCAATCCGTCATTTAGTTTACTGTTGTCAAAGAATACAGGATCCGCACCAGCTAACGCCTGCCAATCCATCCACTGTAATTTGAATCCAATATCCAAATCATAATGCTGAATATCACCAACCTTAATACCAGTTTGCACCTTTAGGAAGTTGAATTGAGAATCCTCCACCAGCTGAAATCCTCTTTCAGTATCTATGTCGATTTGCTGAACGCCTCCTGATATTATTGCTGTTGTGAAATCCAGTGGAATATTCGCAATTTCAAAATCTTCATCAGTCACTGAGTTCCTGGCCATTAGCCGAATCTCCATACTAGTGATAACCGCATCTTTTGATAAATCCAGTGTAAAGTCTGAGCTCATCAAGATTCCATCTTCTACCCACCCCTGAAAATCTGTCTTTCCCTGGGTTCCTTTATCATGAGGATGCTCATAGAAGAAATTCGTATCAATGGCCATGAGATCCGGAACGTCATTATTCTTAATGAAATCATTCAGGTCCATTAGAACATTCACCAGCTTGCTCTGATCAATTGCAGTAGTATGATCGTTAGTGGCAATAGAGATAATGTATTTCCCATCCTCGATCAGTGTTTGTGCAGCAGGAGAAAACTGTATATCTGCAGTTACTACCAGCTGATTTGCTACAATATTTCCTTCAACATTGGTGAACACTCCGTTCTCACCATCCTTTGTGGATCCATCGGCCACTGCGAATACTGTATCGAATGCGAAATTGGTATCAATATTATCCAAATTATCTTGATCTTCATTCAAGAAGACAATGTTCATCTGGAATTGTGTATTGCCCTGAGAGAATACATTATTTACACTGTCAATTGTACAGGTGATCGATGTAAGCTCATCAATAACAATCTTATCTTCATTCGATACATTTACATAAACAATGCTATCCTTTGTAAACTCAACGGGGGTAAATCCGTTTGCATGCTCATCATAATATCCTACATTTCCATCAGTTTCGGGATTATCTGAATCTTCAAGTACATGCTTTACTATTGGATTAAGGCTGGTAATCCTTAATTCGTATCTGGCAATACTCCTTAACGAGGCAGCATCTATATACTCATCAGGTTTAATGCCAGCCTCAAGATTAGCAATGTTATCAAAGAAAGGGGTGATTGTAAATATCTCCGTTACTTGAAGTATCTGCGTAAAATCATTAGCCAGAAGAGGCTTCTGAAGGATTTTCATCTTCACTAAGTCCGATGCCATTTGCCAACTCTGATTCAATCCTGATGGAGTAGCAGTGATTTCAGTACCAGCATCGTATTCGGCTACAGTAAATTCACCTATCCATTTTCTCGTACTTATATCATCAACGTTGGATATATATCCAGGTGGGTCATCATTCTCAATAAGATTTGATTTATACTCGATCCCCAAAAGGCGCGTGGTGCCATGTATAATGGCATCTATAGATATATTTGTAAATCCCCATCCCGTATCAACAGTCATTACCAAAGCTGTGACATTTGTAACTGTATTGGTTTGATTATTTGCAGGTATAGCAGCACTTCGATATTCAATCGTGTCATCTGTTTGAAATCCATCAACAAGCCAACTGCCCACAAGCCTGGTTAATGTTTTTCCCCCTGTAACTGCAGCTACCGTATTATTTGCTGATGCTTCGAATCTCCAAAAAGTAGCAAGTTCAGTTGTTCGTTTTAGCTTTTGCCCTACGAATCCAAGAAGATAATGAGTAGACTCAGCTAGATTTGTATCCAGATTTAGCCCGTTCTTGAACTGGTTATGAAACTTCCGTATTTGTATATTTACTGCCATTACTGCTTTTTCTTCTTAGCGGTTTTTTTCTTCGACATCTGCGCCCTCTTCTTGTTTATCTTATCTACCGCTTTCTCCATCTTTTCCTCAAAATCCTTATTCTGCACATCCTTCAAAGTCCTTCCAAACTCAACCAGCTTTTGCATATCTAGCTTTCCCTTTTTTGCTTCGCCTAGTAATGACATTGCCTCTATTTTTTTATCATCCGGTAATTGAGAAATCAGTTCCCCCGTGATCTGTTCTTGCATCTTCACCAAGGGCTTCAGTTGCTTTAATGAATCGTCAAGTATTCTCAGCATTGCTTCGCTACTATGACTCATACGATAGTATCTTTAAGATTACGAGTAAATACTTCCTTTATTCTTATATCAACCACAGCCGATCCTGAGTTAGGATTTCCTTCTATTTTTTCAAATTTCCCTTCGCGGCCATCCTTGGTCGTAAAGCCTGGATTCTCTGACAAAGTTACGTAATCCTCAAAACAAAATGGTATGGTAACTCCTACGTGTCTTCGATATTGATTGCGATTTTCGCCTGTATTCGGATCGATAGTAAATGAATCGATAAAGTAATACTTATCGTGCAATACCTTTGCGCTCATGGTAGTACGGTAACTAGTTGGCACTTTTTGATTACTAACAGGAATTAACTTTGGAACACCAGTAAAATCATTTGCCAGGCTTAATGCCCCAAACCTTCCTGTTATTCGTTTACTAAACACATTACCACCTATATGTTTATCAACCTTCTTTGCAAGCCTCAGTAGTAATTTTTCCACAACCGTTAGAGTTGATTTCCTAGTTGGAAGAGAAACTGGCAGGTTTACTTGCTGAAGTCCTTTTATTTGGACATTCTGTTTATCAACTACAATAACGGCCTCTGTGATCTTCTGGAATGTAGTATTATTAGCGCGATAATTAATTAGAGTAGTATCATCCTGCTCATCAAGAAGAAATTGGATATTCAGATTCGCTTGAATCTCATCTGCGTTAAAGCTTGACTGGTCGTCAATCGCCCTTGCATCTCGTATTACATAGGTTGTTTGCTTATCAAAGAAGTCTCTCCTTTCAATTATAATCTTATTATTCCTGACTACAATCTTACCATTAATCAACTGCTTATAAAATTGCAGCATGTCAAAATATGTGTAAAGGCCACCTTTGTTAGTAGGGAATCCAGTTTCGCCTAATCCTAATATATTAGGTGAATCTTCCTTTACTGGAAGGATGATTAACGATTTAAAAAACGGGTCATTAAATTGAGTGCTTTCAAATGTATATCCTATATGCTCTGCTCCTTTCTGTAGCAATACATCAAGCGGCATTCCTAAATGAACTCTTTCCTTAGCTACCAGGTTGTCAATTAAATCCTTCATTAACTCCCTGAGGGCGAGAGATATAATTATAGTATATATTATTTCTATAATTGCTCTACCAATAAGAAGCAATATTCCTGCTAATGATCCCGATATCCCACCAGCAATTGCTGCAGCAATATCGACGATTAATGATGTTATACGCATTACTGATTCAGCAATTTCTTTGACTAATATAAATATTGAAATACTGATTAATAGAACTTCCTCAAAATTAGGAATGTGTGCCAGAATATATTTAACCTTTACGAAATCAGATGCAGTGATTTCACCCTTTGCAAAAAGGAAGGCGAAGCTGAAAGCCTGAGTTCGCTCAGTAAGTTGGTTTAGCCCCCCCTTCTTTACCAATTTGATTAGCACCTTGTTTTTATCAATGAATTGCATATCATTGACCATATCCAGTATCCCTTCAAATGCTGTTTGATTACTTCCTCCGCTTGCAAGGTCGATCCGGAGTTCCATAGGTTCATATATACCTGGCCCAACGCCATCGGCTCCATCTTGGATATATTGACGAATAACGTTGCTTTCATTCAGTACAAATTCAATGCTATCGGTCTGAATTTCTGGCTGAACAACAAATGGGCCATCTCCATCATTATTGAAGTCAAGGCTCATGCTAATACCATCCCAATTATTGGCAGCACCAACTAGCTGGTTATTCAGATAGAATTTTAATATTGCCCTGCTCATAACCTGACTTTGTAATGAGTTTTAACAGTCTTATTCTTGTACTTCAGGAGGGTGGTAATAGTCTCATATGTCTGATCCACATAAGACTCAAATTTTGGTACACTATTATCAATAGCATCTTTAACGGCACGCATCTCGGCACTCAACAACTGAATATTGGTATCATTGACAGGAAGTTTATGTGGCATAAATTTAGCGTTGTCCATATACCCTGTGAATTGCTGATCATAAGTTCCTTCATTCATAGCCTGAAGCTGAGGAAGATACTTCTCAGTAGGTCCATGGCTCATAACAAACTCTCTTCCTTTTTCACTTACTCTGATTACGCTTTCTTTATCTGGAGTCAATCCACCTTCCTCCAAGCCTGGAAGTGATTCAATCGTTCTGGCAAATGCCTCACCGATTCCAAATTTGGTAATCGCTTCCTGTACTGAATCGCTATTTGATAGAAGGTTCCAGAATGCACTTATCTTCTCGGCACGTTCTTTCTTCTTCTCAGCCTCTATCTTGGCTAGTAATGCTTCAGCACGTTGCTCCTGTTCGAATGCAAGAGAATTTTCCAAACCTTGAGCAGCTAATGCCTCTTGTCTGGATATCTGCTTTTCAGTAGCGGAAATCTCTTCATCTGCAGCATCTATAGCCTCATCAGCCTTCTTTTGAATAGCTTCAATGGCACTATTTATTCCGAAGTCGCGGATTTCCCTTAGATCCTCATTCAGTTTCTTCTCTTTTTCAATCCTTTCTTCCTCTTCGCGCAATAGTTGATCGTTCAACTGTTGCTTCAATCTAAGTTCTTCAAGCGAACCAGCTTTAACAAGTTCTAGACGTTCACGAAGATTCTCAATTTCGTTATCATGCCTTTCTTCCTCAAGGTCTATCAATGCGTTTATATCTCCTGTCCTAGAAGCAGTCAGTGCAGCTTCTTGAGAAGTTATATCCTTTTGAATCTCAATACCTTCTCTTTGTGCCTCATTCAATTCCTGTTGGGCATCCTCAAGATCCTGCAAAACAATTCTACGTTCACGAATAACCTCAAGTGTTCTGGTGTTTATTATCTCAGATTGTTCAAGAAGCCTAATCTGTTCGGCTAATTCGGTTGCATCAAGTGCCAGTAAACTTTCAACATCAATACCTGCTTTACTAAGGTCTTCAAGTACTCTTTTCTGACCCTCAAAACTCTTATTTGCCAAATCAACTGTCTGCTGAAACAATGCAGCGCGAACAGCTAATGTTTCTCTGTCATTGGCAATAATCCTTTCATTGATAGTCTTCTGATTGTCGAATCCATCTATGAGGATATCAAGGTCTATTTCTAATCTGTCCTGCTTGATTTGGCGAAGTTCCTTTTCATTTTCCAGAACTTCATTCTTTAGCTCGTTTTCAGCATCTATCAACTTAGTAATTGCAGCAGTTTCTTGATCTAACAGATCAACACCAGCACCACCAGCCAATTCAGCTATTCTTATTCTTTCTCGATTTATTTCTAGTTCTTCCTTGGCAATTCTTATATTGATGGCTGCCCTTTCAACTTGCAAGGTCTGCCCTTTTAAAATAGCAGCTGAGAGAGTATTGAAACTCCTGGTGCTATCACCAGCAATTATCTGCTGTTGTGCAATTAATCCATTCAATACAGCCAATCGTACTTCTAATGGCCTAACGTCTTTTTCAAATTGAACTATCGCTTTAGTTAATGCTACTTGAGCAGCTATTAAAGCTAATGTTTTGTCAAATAGATTTTCTGTAGAATCAGCAGTCCTATCAAATCCAGTAGCAGCTGCGACAGTAGCAAATGTTCCATTAAATAAGGACGTAGCAAGATCAGCCACACTAACATCTGATGCCGCTATCGCTTTGCCGAAATCTACTACATCTAATGTGAATGAGGCTACCGTACTTTTTATTGTACTAAATACCGCACCTAAACCAGCAGATGCTTCCCGTAGGTCTTCAGAACCCTCTTCTGATGACTCAAGGGATGTTCTTATTCCTTCAAATGCACCTCCAGCAGTTATAAGTGCTGCTGCTACTAGAAGAATACTCTTAGCTGCATCACCTAAAGTATCTGGATAATTACCAACATTTCTCTGGAATTGACCGGCAGAGGCATCAACAGCTTTTAATTCTTTATCAAGTTTGCCTATTTCGCGTAGTAACTTTTTAGATCCCTTTGCTGCGCTACCCTCGGAAATAACTAAATCCTTGTATTCCTTTCTCAGTGCAATTAACCGCTTGCTCTGCTTGGTATAAGCCCCAACAAGATTCAAAGCTAACTTAGCGGCTTCACGATTAGCCTTGTTGTTCTCCAGTATCTCAACCTTCAGCTTGGCATTCTCTTTAGCCTGATCGCTTGTGGATTCAGTCAGGCGTTCTTGAAGTTTCAGAAATTCCTTTTCAGACTTGGTAAGTTCTTCAATCTGCTCACCAGCATTTTCAATCTCCTTGCTGAATTCAGCAATATTCTTCGCTGCATCTTTGCCTGTGATATCCTCAGACTTGAGTTTACCCTTCACAGACTTTACGAATGCAACCATTTCCTTTCGGGCAGACTGCAATAGTTCAATGAGTTCCTTCAGGTCTTTCCTAGCCTGTTTCTCAATTAACTCTTCTGATAGTATTGGATTACTCATCCTTTAATATTCGATTTAGACCTTGGCCTTGATTTGTAAATATTAATCATCAAACTGTGAAACTCCATTGTTGTGAATTCTTTGACATTTCTAGGTGTTTGCTTCTGTAAGTATGCACACAATGATTCGAAATCTTTATCATGTTGTTTATCATCACCAAAACCATTAAAATTAGGCACTTCTGTAATGCCCAATATATACTTGTCAATTTGATCTATATGCCTTTGATTATCCCTACCATCAATTATTTCATCTGCTCTCAATAACGCTTTATTCTTTTGTCTTCCAATTATCTCCAACCGCTTACCCTTCGGTCTTAATTCAGGAAAGTATTCATCTAGCTCTTCTTGGAATTTTTTTTTACTGCCTGCTCGGCTATTATCTTTTGTGTCAATCCGTAATCAGATAACCGTTTCCGCATGGTTTCAAGTGACCCTTCTGAATAATCGGTGATCATCTCACCGTCAATACTATGGACCTGACAACAAAAAGCCAGCTGAGAAGGGTCAACCTCATTTAAACAGTGAAAAAACAGGTGTCGTAAGTTCTTCAATTCGTCGATGGCCTTATTCTTTTCATCATGCTTCAGGAACTTTGTTACCTGGTCAAGATGCCGATCAAATTCAGATATGTTGCTTCCAATACCATTTTCAATCATCTGATACTTCTGCATCTTGGAAAACTGGACTGCAGGAAGATTCTCAATATTGTCATACAATATGACAGAATGACGTTTAGCCAACAAATGCTTCTTTAATGTTATCTCAATCATGGATTTGGATTGAATGCGTTAATGGCACAATTATCGTTTCTATAGAACACAGTGCACTCAAACTTGAACGCTCCATATCTTTCACCTAAAAATGCAGCCTTTATCTCTGAATTAGTGAAATCATCAAACACTTCTTCTATGTCATCAGTGATATCATTTACCTGTAATACTTCTTTGCCTAATGTACTGAGCTGGAACAACACATCTTCCTTCAGCTTCTCATTAAATGGATACAGAAGAGTATTGTCAATCTTTTCCATGTCAAAGAATACGATCAATGAAATATCACGCTGAATCTGATGATTTCGCTTGGTATTGTATTCGGTTATCTCATCACCTGGATCCGGAAACACAAATGAATATCCTTTGTCAATGTTGTCATTCGGGAATGCGTTGTAATAATCCTTTTTCCATGCTTGGAATATAGCAGGATATGATGTTCGTTGCTCACCAACGATCTTGAATTTCCTTACAGCTTTACCAAATGAAAAGGTTATCCAATCCAATACGGCCATAGCCGTTTGAATCTTCTTGATCACCAAATCCAGAAGGACCGGATCAGCTATAATGTGAACTATTGGTTTTGTCTGACTCATATTACCATCTTCCTATTGGGCATTCTTCATCCATTGATCGTGTTTTTGCTGCAACTGGACATCCTACACATTTAGTACAAATTTCAAACTTATTAAAATCACAAGTGGCACACCTAAGCGCCCTTACCTTTGCAATCTTTTCAACCTCTGGATTCGGAAATAAATAGTTTCCCCATCCTTCAATAATCCTTTGCAACGGGCCTTTGCTGTTTACACAACTACTGCAACCCTGCCCTGATGTCTTTTCTGAGGTCATCTAATAAAAATGGTCTTATGAAATTATTAAGATTCTCAGCATTAACAAACAATATTTCTTTTCCGAACTCATCAAGTAGATTTGTGTCTTCCTTCTGTGGCTCTGATACTATTTCAATTACACCTTTGTTACTGACCTTTACCTTGACACTCTCATGAAATTCTCCAGTGTCACGCAATGTTATATGATCGACCCTTGTGCTTCTCCCAAGTTGACCGGCAATGGTAGTCTTGAATAGTTTGGTGAAATCTGAATATTCACCTAAAGGGTTTCCAAGACCATCTTCACCCTTATCAAACAACTGATCCTCAGTTATAGCATCCTCAAGAAGATTACCATGCCTCAAGGCTGACTGCCCTACAAATTTATCAAGATTCTTCTCGATAAGCTTCAGTTGCTTTATTTTTTTGTCAAATGGCATAAAAAAAGCCGTCAGGATTTGATTCCCAACGGCTGTCCTGTTCTTTTCGGTCTAAAACCTATTACTTAGCCTTCTTCACAAGTTTTCCATCCTTAATCTCATACAAACTATCCTTGGGAAGTTTGAACTTTACATCATCCTCCACCTTGGCATTCATTGGATGATTGAGAATGTTTTGTGCGTGCTCAAGAGAATATTCCCTTTCCTCTTTTCCTCGTAATAGCTTTATCATGACTGAAAGTAATTAATTATTAGTTAGTGAGGTCAACAAGTGCATCAAAGTCAACAGGTGTTGCCTTCTTAGCTGTGTCAGACCATCCTGCCTCCAATTGGAAACCAAATCTGTTCTTATTACCAGTTCGCTTGATAAGTTCGGTGTCCTGTACAAAGAAGCTGTTGTTGCTTACCTTGAATCCTTCAGGCTTAACTCCATTTAGAGCATAAATGATGTCACCGTTATTATCGATGAAATATACGAACAATGTTTTTTCACATGCTAATTTCTTGAAAGCAACAATAGTTGCGCCAGGTGCACCTTGCATAAATCCTGTGAAAGTTGTTGGATCAAGGCCAACTACAACAGTTCGAACAGTCAATTCCTCTGTGATTGCATCACCAGGCGCGTTCTCCACATCATCAACCTCTGGGGTGATTACTGATTTTGTGTCATCCACTGCAGCAAGGGTATCAGCCCATTCAGCAAACGTAATGATATCAATTTCAATCAAGGCACCAACGCCTGTCTTCTGAAATTCTCTTTTTCTACTTACAACAATCTTTGATATTTCGGAGAAATCAACAGGACAAGTGAAATCAGCAATTGATTCAAGTGCTGCTGGATTTGGACATTCGCAAAGACCGGCCATAATATAGTTTTATTGGTTCGTTAATCAGTTGATGTAAAATTAAATAAAAAAATTATTTTATCTAGGCATATTAAATGACCTAAAAATCAGCTATTGGAAATTTATCCCTAGTAGGAACAATCAGTGGATCCAAATCACTGAAATCAAATTCAGTTTCTTCAATTGCTCTGGCCAACTGCCATTCTAATCCGATTTGACGGTTTTTATCCGTTCCCTTGAGCTCCAACAACGCGATTGTTCGTGTTTCCTGCTTGATAGCATTCGTGCGCGTTGAATTAATAAGTGTCTGAAGAACATTAACCGCCATTTGCTTGCTGATCAAGTCTGCAAATGTTTGCTTTTGATCACTAATAAGGTTGGTTATGTCAACGGTGGTGGTGAATTCGAAGTTCAAACCATGCGTTTCACTTGCAATTTCGATGTCATCTATGTCAAATAAGTCTGGGCCAACGTAATTTTCAACCCGAATTGGTCTTATTCCGAAGTGTTTTGGCTCATTTGCCTTTTCAGATACATCAAATGTCCTGTTTAATGCACGAACTGCACCCAAATCATCCATTTCATACCCAATATAGTAGGTCCCACCAACGAATGTGAGGTAATCCATTACAAAATCAACGAGGTCATCGAACTTTGAATCACCGGCAAGTGTTGTCAATAGGAATGTAACAATAGCATCCTTTTTAGAACTGTGAAACAATTTGATATCCAATCCTATCTTGATTGCATCAAACTCACTGCCCAATGCATCAATGACAACTTTCAGGTTGTTGTTCTTAGCCAGATCGATCTCATATCCAACCCATTGACCTGCAACATTCTCAATGAAGTCATCTTTGACATTGGCATTGTCATACAATCGAAATTTGTCCAATAGCGCCTTTGTTCTTGGCTTTTTCAGCTGGAATACAGACTGAACTACCCTTTGGATAGCATCTTTCTGCATATCAAATATCTCATCGTTGAATTCAGAGTCGCTTAATGCTTCTGGTAAAGCATTCCTTAGATTCTCAACGGTAACCAATCGATGAACACCCTGATAGAATAGTCCGGATGAACTGGCAAGGTTTGCTGCATCAATTATAGCAAATTCAGTTTCTTGGGGCTGTCTCCATCCGACAACTCCAGCAAGATTCGCTTTTATGGTAGGGATATCATACACCTAATCACCTAATCTGAATAATACTAAACAGGCATTAACTATGACGGGATCATTGTTGTTGACTGTATTTCTGAGCATTATCTTCACCGATTGGGATTTTTCAAGTTGATAAATGCCACTGAATGACATATCTCCAACATCGTTGTTCTGTGTCTTCCTGGTTACTTTATGATTGTTATCTATAACATTACCAATGGATATTACATTTTCATAGATGTCATTGGCATTTCCTTCTATTGATAAATGCACATCAATCTTGTACAAGCCTGCCAATTCAGTGACAACAGAATCACCGCCATTAGTAAATTTTTTTAAATGCTCACTTGATAAAAGATCGAATGTGGCATTGGTTACTTGAGCATAAATATTCTGAGTTAATGGCAATGTTACACTGGCATCTGAAACATGGAGATCAGCAGTTGCCTTGATTGGTTCTTCCTTTCGGATATCAACAGTCTGACCATCCTGACCGAATGACATGGATGCACACAGACATAATATGATTAACAAGGCATTTCTCATCTGCGTATTTTTCTTGATAAGTAGAATGTAAGTATTCCACCAGTGAGTGTTCCCTTGGTCATCTTGAATCCATTGAATTCAAATGGAGTCACATCACTTATTATAGCAAGTGCAGTGTCACCGGTAATAGCAAACGGGCCACCATTAGGCATTGTAAACACAAGGCTATCAACAGGTGAGTTAATAAACCTGAATGTCCCTTCTGTTCCAGTTACACTTTCAAATTCCACAACCATTCCTAGATTATAGGAAAACCTTGTTTGAGTCTTGGTGAAATAAAACGTGCTATCCGCACCCATTGCAGAAATATCCACCTGATGCGTAATTTGTGCACTTACTAGATTACAGACCAGTAATGCAGATATTATGAGAACTTTTCTCATTTGTCATCTTTTTTCTTGGCAGCTTTCTTAGCTGCAGGTTTTTTATTGGCAGGTGCCTTTGTGCCTTCTTCCTTATCATCTTCCTCCTTGTCCTTGTCCGGACCATTCTTTTCTTCCTTCGTTTTTATCTTAGGCTTGGCTTCTTTGGCACCAGCATCACCCTTTTCTCCACCTTCAGTATCCTTCTTGGCTGCAGGTTTTGCATCCTTCTTCTTACCAGAAGATTTCTTGCCTTTCTTGCCTTTCTTCTTCCCCTTCTTCTTGCCTTTGGACTCATCCTTCTTGCGCATCTCTTCAGCACGCTTGTCTGATGCCTCTTTCTCGGCTGCTTGGCGTTCCGCTTCAGCTTCATTCCTTGCCTTTATAGCCTCGTAATTGGCTTTTGCATCATCCTCCTTCTTCTTGGCAGCTTTGTTGATTCGCTCCCGAATTTCCTTTGCATCCTTATCAGCAATTTCCTTCGCTATCTTAGCAGCTTTTTTATTGCTCTCCTTCGCAATCTCCGCTAATTTTTTATGCGGATTTTCTATATCACCAGATATTTCAATCAAACCTCTTTTGATTCTGATTCTACTTTCTTTTACGATGCTGTAGATTGTTTTTTGATCTCCAGTAATTGTGATATTTGATGACATGGAATAAGTATTAAATATTTAAAAAAGGGGATAGAAACCCATAGATTCCCATCCCCATTTAATTTTCAGATTATGCAGTCTCTAATAGAGCAGCATCATCAGTAAGGTCACCCTTCAAGAAGGCGAACGTCTTGTAAATTGGCAGAATCGCTTCTGTTTCAAATACAAATGTCACCTGGTTCTCAACAGCGTTGGTTGCATGCTGATCCGCAACAAACATGGTCAACGGCTGAGTTTCAAGGTATTCAGTTGTTGTTGCAGATAAATCTGCTACCAAATACTTATCAGCTTCAACGTGGTGCGTTGCCCAGACAGGAACACCATTGATAAATAACCTTCCACCTTCTCTGGATACAACAACATTATTCTCAGAGTACTGTCCAGTTGTGTCCTTAGTAACAGTAAGGAGATACATATCAAGAGGATTCATGAAGATTGCATTCGCCTCAAGGTTTGTAATCTCATTCAATCGCGCTAGTGCAGCAGCAAGAACATCAGCAAAATTTGCTTCGTCAACCTTACCGGCTAATGATCCAGCAGTAAATGCAACAGCGTTATTAAATAACCCGTCAAACGTATTACCAGTACCGTCACCATTTAAGATACTGTCCGTGATAGTCACCGCAATCAACTCTCTGAACCTGTTTGAAAGGTGAGAAGCCAAGAAAGATACATTTCGCAATGCTCTTTTTGACACGTTGATATGAGTTGCAATCCTTTTTGAACTGGTCGTTTCCTGCTCAAGATTTAAATCGCTTTCAGCACTTGCAACGTTTTCCGCTAGGAATCCATTTGCATCAACCAAGCCAGTTTCCTTTAAGTGGTCGATACTGTCACTGTCAGAAGATCCAGTTGCCATCACATCTCTGATGTCAAACTTCTTAGGTGGAACGAATGAAACTTGTGGCCCAACTCTGTTAGGAGTTATGACAGCACCAGTAAATCCAGTTACATCAACAACGGCTTTTAGATCAATCGCAACTGGTGCAGAGTTTCCTTTGCCTCCAGCCTTCAGATACTTGGCCATCTTTTCGGTTTCCAATGCTTCCTTGATAACTGTATGTACAGTCTTTCCTTCAGCACCTTGGATGTTTTTCGCAGCGTTAGCGATTTCAATACCTGCAGCATCAACCTCATCCTGAATTTGCTTCTTGAAGTCATCAATAGCATTCTCAAAATTCATGCTCTTAGTCTTCTTCTTCATCTTCTTCAGTTGATCAAGGATCTCCTGATGCTTCTCATCTACATACTCAGATTTGACCAATCCTTTGGTTGCTGCCTTCACTAGGTTACCAACATTCTTGTCGATCTGCTTGAATAATTTCTGTTCCTTTTTAGTTGGTGCAGGATCTCCACCGCCTTTATCAGGATTATCAATATATGACATACCCATTGCAAATGGAGCCATCAATGCGAATAAAAACGTCATTAAAAAATTCTTGTTTTTCATAATAAAATAGATTGTGCGCTTATGCGCGTTGTTTTAAAAGTTTTGTTACGTTATTCCAATTGATCGGCTCGTCATCATCTTGAGTGTTTTCCGGCTCCATTTTGATTCCAAGTGACTTACATGCAGCCAATAATTCGGCTAATTCTTTTTCTGTTTTCTCTAACAACTCATCAGAGAAACGACCAACTTTCAAATAGCTGGTTAATCTTTTAATTTCTGCAATACATTGATCTGCAGACCTAATTTCTTTAACGAACTCTGTATTCGTTAGATGATTGGCTCCCCATGCTGTCAACGAACTGACTTCCCAAAGTCTTGACTCCTTAATATGATTTGTACCTTGTTCATCAATCTCTTCTTGCATTACCTGAAACCCGTGTGAGTGCTCAGTAATAATCCCCTCTTCATACTCAATCAAAGTATCTTTTCCCAATGTACTCTTGGATAATTGGCTTAAAAACCATCCACCCTTTTGATCTTCTCCTAGCTCAATTAATCTTCCAGGTACATCCCATGTAGAATGATTCTTGAAATGCTTAATCCTATTGCTTCCATCAGGCCCACGCTCTTCAATACTCTTTTTAAAAGCGCCTGATTCAATAATATCATTGTCAGAATCCTTAACGCCAAATATTGCGAAGTAGGCTTTTACAAGTCCTTTTTTGGAACTAACATCCTTTATAAGGTTTGCACTATTCGACTTGTAAACTTTCTTCAGCACTTGGGTTCAATTCAATTAACAGACATTGCAATACAAAATTAATTTATATTTTTACAAAATCTAGGCATAAAAATTGACCCATTGAATCTCATCCCAATTAAGAACATTCCAGTTTCATTCATCCGGAAAACACTGACCCAACATCAGAAGGAATATATTGCCATCAAATTTCATATCAAGGTGGCAATGGATAAATGGGAGGGAACAAAACTTGCTTTATACGATCAATTAGCTAAGGAAATGCCACTTAGCGTCCACACAATCAGAAAATTAGCACAACAAATATGAAGAACCACAAATTTCCTGAAATCAACACTGTTTTTGCAGAAGACAATCCCCAATACAAAACATCTGCCTATGTCGATCCTTCTCCAAAAGGAAGCAAGGACATTGTGGTTTGTTACAAGATGACACGCATGGAACGGCTTATGGTTGTACTCACTGGAAAGGTTTGGGTGAACATTACTTCTGGAGATGGTAAGTTGCGACCAATGCGATTGTCTGTATTAAAGCAAGACATGCTGACATCAAGAAGGCAACGGAAGAAGATTGAAAAGATTAAGAGGAAATTAAAGGCAGTCTAGCTATCTTCAGGCGGCATACTTCCATCGGTGCCAAGTTCTTGAAAGTTAGAAGGAATCCAAATCTTATCCATATTCGGATCAATCGAAGGTTCCATTCCCTGAATTCTTCTCTTTTCGTTTGGTGTTACCCAATATGCGCGAAGTAACCAGTTTACCAGCTTCTGAATATCCTCCTGAAGGATTGCAACCGCTTTCCAATCAGGACTAAGGAATAATCTCTGACCAGGCTTTTGATATGCTGGTACCAACCAAAGATTTACTTCATCACGAAGACTATTCAATAATGGCATAACCGCATTTCTCATTGCAGCTTTCTCAGCCTCGGCCAAGTTGCTTGCAATTTTGTTTTCAGGGTCATTGAATATTTGTGACTGTACGCGATAAACACTGCAGAGTGTTCTAAGGTCATGAACCTTACTTTCCATGATAGCCATGTCAACTGGACTCAATCCCATGTTGTTCCATGAAACTGGAGCAGTAGTGAACAATACCTTGTTGAAATTATCAGTACCACCGAATTTTGTTTGATATCTATTTAATAAATCATCGAGTTCTCTAGTACTCATCTTCATTGTCTCATCCTTAGCAGAACTAGAAATGATTCCAACTGCTCCTTGATTCTCAAATGCCCTCATCCTAGCAACATCAGCTTCATTAGATGTGTCAAGATTTCTGAATGCTGCTTGTAATGGTGATTGCCCGAACAATGATTGACCAAGCCTAAAATCTGGATTGAAGTATTTTGAATGACTAACGTTTTCCCCTGGAATTTTCAATTCGTTTCCGTGTAGGTCCAAGATATATTTCTTAATAGGCATCATGAAATCACCTGGCACGATTTGTATATGCTGAGTAGGTAGCATATGAAGCTGCTTGAACTTATCTTTGTTCCTTCCAATTTCAGGCTTGACTCCATTGATCAAGGCATTGCCAGTTGACAATTTAAAGCCTCCCCAATTATATCTGAACTCCGGCCCTGTCTGTAATGGATTAGGATTGTTCCATACATCAAGAAGTTCATGGCTGTCAATCTGCTCCAATGCCTTCATCTCCATGAATATGGCCTTGGCATCGTAATTGGTATAGCTTTGGTATTTCCTTAAAGCCTTGTCGTTCTTTACTTCAGAAAGTGTCCATGGAACATTCGATGCTACAGTGGATATCCAATCGATGATTGAAAAGACATCAGCATTTCCGGAATACCCGTTCTTTAAAAGGGCTTCGAAATTAACATTGCTGAATATGGGATGACCTAAGCCATGTGATACAATAGCATGTTGGATCGCTGCTCCAATAATACCATTAAACTTTTGACGTAAGAATTTGAACATGGTAGGTTTTTACAAAACTAATTATTAATGTCGGAATACTTTGGGTCGGAAATGTTGCCTAAAGTAAAATCATGAGGAATGAATGATTTTGAGGCGAGTAAACGTTTACTCGAAGAAATGTAGAACGATAGTTCGGGAATTTCGAAGGGTAATGAAAGAAAATATCCGCTTGTTCGCGGTTATGAGAAGCACAACGGAACTCAAGATGCGCCGAAGGCGGCTTGGTGAGGATGTGCTTCAGTTAAAAATAATGTCCGGCAACGGGCATTATTCCATTTAACATAATGTCTAATTATAGGATCAAATGCCCCATTCCGATACTTCTAAAATCTTAAATCAGATGTTCGAAATTCGTAAATCTAATCAGGTACACGCGGGGCGTTTGTCCTATAATGTACTGCGTTATGTTTTGTGGGCATGGCCGTATAGCGGTGGATGTCCTATAATGCATTGCGTTATGTCTTACCGGGCAATGTTCGGATCAGTAATGGGTAGATTGAAAACTACGGTAGGGGTAGTTATACTCTATTTTCAGGCTGTGAATTGGAGTAGGTTTGGGGATGGTATTCAAGAAATTAAAAGAGAGGCGTATAGTATTGGAATTCTTTGCTGAAGCAAGGTCAGATAAAAAAAGACAAACTGATTATAGGCTTGACGAACTTCACGCTCAGATCAAACCTGAAATAGAACCGACCATTCTAAACATATACTGTTTGGAATTGAAGCATAAAGGCTTGATTAAGCGTTCAGAAACGAGACAAAACGCCTACAGGATTTCAGAAGCTGGAAGGATTTATCACAATTCTTCATTTTGGAGTAGGCTCAATGATAGCCAAAGAATAACAATAATTGGTATTACAACAAGTTCCATTTTAGTTCTGTTAGGATTCTATCTTAGATACATCAAATACATCTAAAATACCATCCCTCAAGATAACTTTTCCAGATCAAAATAGCAAGCTTGTCCTATAATTAATATTATGACTTTTCAATAGCTTTTATTTCTTCCATTACCTCATAGGCAATCTTTGCATTTACTGAAGCAACTATCCAGGGCATTCTGAATAAATCAATGAGCATCCATATCAGAAATCCACCTCCAGTTAACCAATAGATAATCTGAACTCCCCATTTACCTAGATAGGCATAATGCCATCCAAGAAAGAACCATGCAAAATAGCTGACAAATCCAGATTTTCTTCTTCTACTAAATTGTTTTTTGAATGATTTCTTTCCTTCTTCAGAAAGCGAATTGAAATAAGGTGCTAGATCTTCGGGTACATATCTCATGAGAGAAAGATTGTACTACCAGCTCCAAGCAGTGCGTTTATAATGCAGTAGGGCGCAGAACTGAAATCCCTACCATACCAGGTACACCATATACCCACAACCGGAAAGGCACAGACTACGCCCGTGCTACTAATCCCGATCGCTAAAAAAAATGGTGTTTCGGTATGGATTAGATACGCCGTTCCAAATCTAAGTCAATAATCTATAACTGAACAGAGTAATAATACCTAGTTTTTTCTTTCAAGTTTACTCGCCTCAGTCCCGAAATAGAAAGATCGAGAACGCGATAGCGTGTAGAGATTTCGTAAGCGATAGCGGTTTCGGGACAATATTAAAGGATTCCAATTACGGGTGATTCGATTTACTCCCCACGTGTTAATCAAAAAAAGTCTTAAAATGTTGCGTATTCGATTTACTCAGCACGTGGCAACATCCTACTTCGTTCAATGTTTCCCTCAAAACGAAACCCCGTGGATAATCCACAGGGTTCGTACACAACAATTAAATATACCCCTTCGTGGGGCTTCAAATCTGTAACGAATATACGGAATTTCTATGAATTATCCCATCGTTCTAATGCATCTATAGTACTTAATTCTGGGACAATTTGATTGCTATATTCTCCTTGTGTTGCATTGGCTACTAATCTTATAGAGCACCAATAAACAAGGCTTTTAGGTAACACCCATGCTAATTTCATAAAGAATTTTTCTTTCATCTTATCTAATTTTTGATTATTACTTTGTTTTGACCTTCCTTTAATTTTTTAACTTCAAAATTCTTCAGCTTACCCTGTTCAGGAATAGTATAATCCTCGACCTCCAATGTGTCCTTGAGTATGATCGTTCCTGTCATTTTAGATATGACATATGGGATCCACAAATATAGGATTGTGGTGATGCATAGGGATGCGCCCTTGCTTGAATATATCGTCGAATGACATTCTTCCGCGTTCAATAAACTTAAGGTCTTTCCCTTTCAGCTCCAAGTCCATCCAGGTCATAATGCAACCCAGGTCCTGCTTGATCTTCTTCCAGGTTTCGAAGCTCATGAAGTTGGAATCGGTGTATCCTTCGTGGATAAACCCATACTCTTTCCATATATTTAACTGAAATTCAAGTGTGACCGGCTTTCTAGAATCGATATAGTCTTGCATATATAGCTTAAGTAGATGTGCTTCCCAAGTAATATCCATCAGAATTCGTTTTCGAATACTACTTCAATGTTTTTCTTCTTATAAGCCTCAATCGTCTTCAAATGCTTTCTGGCCATGTGCTCAGTTTTAAATGATCCTAACATTCCTGTTCGCCAATACGGTACATTAACTCAATAGAAAAATCTATTGGTCTTCCTTTAGTGTCAACATGCATCCAGCAATCCACTTTCTTGTCGGGCAATAAGAATCTGAATTCAGTCATTTGACCCAATGCTTGAATCATAAATATTGAATCTTGACCTATTACTGGCTTTTTAATAATTCTATATTTCATTTCATATAAGGTTTACAGATTTCCCAAGCCTTCAACGTTGATTCCTTGAGTCTTACAAATTGCCAGGATATTTGAGATAGCATCATACTCAGCTGGATTCTTCCTCCGGTTCGATCATTGGTAGAATCTTCAGCATGCTTTTCCACTAGCAAGTTGTATAGTTCTGCCTGCTTATCATACCTAAGATTTCCAATGTCTTCAGCCAGCTCCTTCAATGTTCCATCATACCTCACAATCCTTTGTGGATGATTACTGCAGTCTGGAATCACCGGGCCTTTCGATTCATGGATTACCTGATCAGAAGCAAATACAGGTTCTTGGATTATGTCACAAGCCTCACCACACTTAGTGCACACCCAACATGAAGTTCCCTCATCACCCGAATCAACAATCACCAATACATTGCAACATTTAGACTTGTCCATTTTCCCTTCTAAGTTAAGTTTTATTTTGCTTCCTTCATGCTCAATATACTTGATAAGAAGATTGATTCTGGTCAATATTTTTGGATCCCTACAATGTTGGGCCATTCTTACGAGCCTTCCAGCTACATTAGCATTCATGTCAGCATAATCACCGAGGCATTCACCGAATTTCTCTGCAAGGGGATTGCTCATGATTTAGTCTTCTTTACATATTTCACAAATAGTTTCCTTACCTAAATAGCTTCCAAAAATTCCGTGACACTCCCTACATAACCTCATAAAGTATAACTGCTTCTCTTTACTCATGGCTTTGGGGGATTAGATTTAATCTTTTTTGCTCCAGAGTGAAATTATGTTCAATACCTCCAGATACCCGAAATTCTTCTTTAATATAATTACCCCTGTCTATTCTTACTGTAACTCTAATTTTTCTATGTTTTGGAGTTGTTGGGAAATGGGTATCCATTTTAATTATCACACCCGTTGTTACATCCCTTTGCTCTATTGGAATATCTGGTAAGTCGATGTGAACCCTTTGCCCAACCTTAAATAAAACTTCGTCACTAAAATCTTCGTTCTCTTTGCTCATAGCCTTTTACGTGTTAGGTTTAATTTATTCTTCGTCTAAAATTATGACCGCTTCTTTTGCCAAGACCTTTCCTTCGGGTTCTTCCATATAGCTTATTTCCTTTTTTATAACGCTATTAAGCAATCCGTATCTAAAGTCTGTTTTACCGCCATCTAAAAATACTTCCATGTTATCAGGATATGGTGATAGCTTTTTAATTAACTCTGCTTTTGTCATCTGTTTTGTTTTTGGTGTTAAAATTCTAAATCTGATCGGATATATCCTCTTCCATGGCAATAATGGCATTCCTCAATGTTATTAGTATGCAACTTACCCTCGCCAAAACAATGTGCACATTCCTCAAATTCGTTACCGGTGTTCATCTCCATTCTATGTCTGATGAATCGATGCTTCGTATGACCGTATTGTGAAAGCGTAAGTGGTCTTTTACTATAAGCAAGACCCATTTTACAAACTACATCCGGCTTCATCCAATGCTTGCACCCAGGTGGAATTACAATCACATCCCCTTGGCCAACATAGTAGTATGCCTTGTCAATGTATACCCAACAATTCCCTTCAATAACAAAGCAATTTTCGTATTTGTCATGTACATGAGGCTTGCCTGAACTCCTGAATATGGCTATCTCAAAATATGCAGCGCCTTCTTCACTGTCACATAGCAGTCTTCCGAACCTGGTTTCTTGCTTGATCATGGTTAATCTCTTGTTCTATCCATTACATACGGATCTTTATCACCAGGATTGTCTTGGAGTCTTACAAGAATGGGCTGATCAGTATTTGGACATATTATAAAATGCGTGAAATGATATTTGCGATTTTTCGAATCGTGATAGGGTTCTTGCGTAAATGGCTTGGCCTCCAAATTCATATCAATGTGATCCTCACCACATCTTGAACACTTTTTGACTCTATTAACAATTGGATTCTTCATATGCTTAGATTTCAATTCTTTGGTTTGACTCCAGTTGTTTCCTCAATGACTTTATCAGCCAATGATGAATGAATAGCAAACTCAGATCCTTTTACGCAATCCGGATGATGTTTGATGGCGCTGTTCAGTTGATTGACAGTCATGATTAGCTTAGATACATTCTTCTCGCTCTGTGTCAGTACAACATACTCGTTGAATCCAACACCACCCTTCAGTATTTGGTAGATGACAATTTCTTTGCCGTCAATTAGCCAGCATTCGATGTATGACACATCATCCATCTCTCCAGCTGTCCAAAGTATTGAACTGTTGGTGCCTTTCACTGACTCTCTCAGCATTTTGTATGATTCTTTGAATTTCTGATTCATGATGCGTTGTTTTCTGATTTATCTGGATCTGAAGTCATGCCAAATACATTATCGATTATTGATTCAGCCTGTTCTTTAGAGAATTTATCAAAACATGCATCAGCTTGTTCCTCGTCATCCTTAAAGCCCATCTTCATTTCAGCTGAGAAACCTTCGAATCCCAACATGGTAACTTGAACATGCTCACCATTTTCATCATCTGATCTTCTCATCACAACAACTTCATGGTTTTCAGTTTTGATGACTTTAGCTTTCTTACCTGACTTTTCTGACTGTAAATCTTGAATGATTGTAATTGCACAATCAATGGCACCTTCATTTGCATTCGGATAGCCTTCGCAATTCTCCTGTATGAAGGTAGCCAGGCTTTGTACTTGGTTTTCTAATGATTCTGTTTTCATGGATTTAGTTTAAAAATGGTTAATTAGGTATTACATCGCCTACCTCCAGATTATCATACAGCATCTTATCGGTTATTTTAACCTTAGCGAATTTACTTCCTTTACGTAGAGAAATATGGCAATCACAATAATCTTTATAAGTATGGTGATCGGAGTATTTGCCTATAATCGAATATCCAGAATATGCTGATAAGTCTGTATTGTTCTTTTTATCGTTTGAGATCGATATTAATTCAGTTCCGATATTATCTTTTATAAATAAGAACTGGGTATCGGTTATTACTGTATCGACATGGTATACTGTATCGATCTTAATGGGCTTTCTTCCGTCCTTCCATCCTTGGATATATCCTTTACGATATTCCACTTCTCCTGTAAGTTCAATCTGCCTTCTTAATTCTGCTTTAATATTTTCCTGTATAGATCCTCCATATATTATGGCAATAAGAAGAACCATCGACAATATGATATTTAGGTTTTTACTGTTCATAGTTTGATTTTAAAGTTCTTTGATCACCTGTTAATCCCTTACAGAAGGATTAAAATAACTAGATAGTTGGTATTGTTGATAACCGCATATAGCTAACCCACCATACAATTCTCCCTTTTTATCTAACGTAGCACCCTCTCCTATCAACTGCTGTAAACAGTAGCGTTAAATGTAAGCTTGGGGCCATTACTGGTCATTCGGTTACATTGTCAATCACTACTTGTTGAATCAAAGAGCAGGTTTTCAAAGAACTAAAACACCCCTCACAGAAAGCCTCTCACAGGTACAGGTACCTAGCTATCTGGTATTGGGGATATGTTTACATTGGATTTCCTGTAGGATTGTGAGATGATGTAAATATAAGCATTTTATCAATGCAATCTACCTGGATTCATGCCCTTCACGCTTATTTAGGAAGTGCCGGTCAATGTTATAGCACAAATTATCAACGTGTTCATCATGTTTGGCGTTGGGAAACGTTGCACATTGCTTGATAAACTTCTTATTCCATGGGCCTTTAAGCAGAAACACCTTTCCACTTTCCAAAGTTGGCTCTGCATCCTCCACCCTTGACATCTTACCAAGTGAAACCACCTTGTTTTGAATCTCCACACAGTTAAATTTCTTCTTATTCAGCATACTCTTGATGCTTTTACCACTTGCTTTCGGCTCAATAAACACAGTATTCTTCGCGCCATGGTAGTTTTCCTTTGCATATCCCTTGATGTACTTCAATAATTCGTACAGTTCCAACCATTTATCAACTGCATTAATGATATACAAATTACCATCAAAGAAAATACTCGACATCAATCCTGTTGGATCATTCTTGGTACTCTCGGTATATGCTCCATCAATCCAAATATCTGCACCAAGGAAGGGTGCATTGTCTTCATCATCACCGTTCTCATAATCCTCAGCATTGCCGAGGTTAAATGGTAATTCAGCCTCCTTAATGATTTGAAACCAGGCGCGTTTGATCTTATTACCCTCCTTTGACTCAGGATTTTGCTGCAGCTGGCCAGTGTATGCAGTAACTCCAAGAACTTTCTCCCATTTATCCAATCGCTTTCGATCAAACTTCCATTCCCAGAAGAATCCGTTATCATAATATTTAAGGAGCTCAGGTGGATGGATATCATCACTGACCTCAGCAGGAATGACTATATGCTTGATATCTTCAGGGTATTCCTCCATGATGTGACCCGTTAAATCATCTTCACCGGTTCGCTGTTGAATAATGATTCGAAGGCCAATACTGTCATCATTCAATCTACTGTAAAACACATCATCATAAGCTTCATTGACTGAATCAAAGTTCGCTGCCTTTATTTTCTTGGTGTTGTTCGGGTCATCGAATATCAATACATCTCCACCTTCACCCATGACATTCGAATCCGTTGATGTCACAAAGCGTTTTCCCGTTTTATCATTTTGGTATTCAGTCTTCACATTCTGGTCACTAGTCCATGTAAAGCTGTCACCGAACAACTCTTGATACCATTGTGAATCAATTAAGTCTCGAGTCTTTTTAGCATCTCGAGTTGCCAGGCGCATTGCATAGGAAGAAGTAATGAACCGCATGTGAGGAAACCGGATCCATGCCCATGCAATCCACATTTGGGAAACAATGGTACTCTTGCTCGAGCGAAAAGGAAGATTGATGATGATATCCTTGGTCTTCTTCTTCTTTGCGCCAATGCGCTCAGTCTCGACCTGCAGAAGGTCACAGATATATTTGTGGTGCCAATTGGAAACAAGGTCCGTTGCCGGCTCAAGTATGTGCCAGCTTTCCTTGAAGAAGAAATAAAAGTTGTGCTTGAGAGTATATCTGTATGCAGCAACAATCTCCTGATTAGTCGGAGGCTCCGGTGATTTTTTCTGCGATTTCTTTTGCTTTGTCATCACTTACATTTGAAAACAGGCTTTCACCGTCCTTTCCAGTGAGTTCCTTCTTGTCAGACAGTCCCAAGTCCCTAGCTATTATGTTCGCATTTAATAGCCCTGAAGCTGCTCCAGTGAACTTTTGAGAGTAGATAATTTTGCTAATGTGACCTATGACTTGGGAAAAATCTTCATAGTCAGGATTGGTTTTATACTCTCTCAAAGACTCCAAACCCAGATACAATTCAAGCCCTTCCCAAGTGTATGCCCTCATCAATGGCATTTGGATCAGTCCTGAATCATCTATTTTAACCTCGCCTTCTTCTTCCTCATCCTTTACTATTCTGAGCTTCCTTCCTTTTATTTGCTCAGTCTTCATTAAAGGATTTTCATCACACCACTCAAAGTACTTGCATGCTTCTCTCCAAAGAACCTTTGGGTCAGAGAATAGTTTTTCCCTTCCGTGTCGTGTTCGGAGTTTCCAGAAAACATTTCCTTTGGGTGCTGCACACATAATTCAAATTTACGAAAATAATGTGGGTTGGGTTGCCTGAGTCTTGATGATGGTTACAATTTCCTTGCTTGAAACAATGGTGCACTTATCCTTTATCTCATGAATTCGTAATTTGGGAATGTCGTAGTGATCCTTGTGGAACCAACAACCCTTGATGTTCAGTATATCTGCCATTTCATGCAGTCTTCCTATGCTGTAGGGAACGCATACCAAATGCCTTTTGTTGTCACAATAGTATCCATGCTTCATCAATTAATCAATCCAATTGTGGCATCCTTCCATTCCTGCTGTTTTCTTATTTCAAAAATCTGATCGATGGACAGGTTGTTAAAGTCCCAACCTTTCTTATCACAATACGCCTTTGATATTGCATGTCGCCTTTTTATTACTTCTGCAATCATTATGCTCATTTCTTCACACTAGCATCCCCAGAATCTATTTTCGAAAACACATCAAAATGCATCTCCACTAATTGAATGAAGTATTCATAGGGCCATTTCGTTACATCGAGATTCAGGTATCCAATCTTCTCACCTGGCTTTTGACCAATCTTCTTGTAACCATATCCAATCTTCGGATCATACTTGGCAAACTTATATCCTTCAGCTGCGATTCGCTCTGCTGGAATGAAGGTTTCACCGTTATGGGTTATTGGCTTGGTGATTTGGGATAGTCTTCTGAATAGTGGTTTGCAACCATCATATGGCCCCGTGAAATTATATTGCACAACAATGTCGGGACCATCCATTTCTAAAATTACATCATTGCCAATCATTCCATGCATTGTTTTTACTCCATCCTCAATGTCGAACCATTGAAGATCAAACGGTTCATATATGGCAATGTGTTCTTTTTTGAGTCCCATGACTATTCGAAATTCCAGCCGTAATGATACGGCACGTGCATTAATACTTCCATTTGAGTTTTATCAGGATGCTTTATAGAATAAATGAACGATGTAACGCTTACATTCATAATACAAATCAAAATACACGCATAAGCTATCTTAGCTATTCTTTTCATAATTCACTTATAAGTTAAGATTAATGATACGATGTGCAGGTATCACACATCACCGTGATTTTTCCCTGAGCATTAAATTTCGGCTCGATCAATCCCAACAGGCTACTTTTGGTTTTGATGGTGACTGACATTCCATCGGTCACCCACTTGGCCTTGTCTGATATTTCACCAAGATTGATTCCAAAGACTTCCTTCTTCATCCACAAATCCTTCCTAAGGTCATCTGCCTTTGCTTTTTCGTAGAAGTCACCAATCTTTTCGAATCCCTTGACAATAACCACTGTATTATCCTTTCCACGTTCCCTTTCCTTCTTCAGTTTGTATCCTTTGCCGAATTTGGCAAATGCATGATTGGTAAGAGCCGTGACCTTGCATGGTGCTTTGAAATCGGTTTCAATAGCGCACATTGCCACAAGAATCAATTCATCAACAGGCATTTCTAGATGTTCGAATGTATTCACGATAGCAATACCATCCTCAATTGATGTGACAGTCATAAACTGTATAAATGGATGGGCTGTCCAAATAACTTTGCTTCCAACCTTGATTTCTCCTTTTACTGGTAGGAGTTTTGCAATTATTGTTGATTCTTCCATCTTACATATAATTCCACCAGTAAAAGACACCGGCTAAGATTAATCCTAAGATTAGTACTACTAATTGAGGATACTTTGTCCTTGTTGTGACTTGACCAGGATGCATTCTACGTTGCGTTTCCTTCCATCCACCTTCGAAATCATTGAATAACTGTCTTTGAGTTACAAAGGAGTAGGGATTGAAGTGTTCTTTTCCTTTTTTCGCTTGGCGTTGGCCTTTAATGTAAGCCGTAACCCTGTTTTCTCCTTCGTTTTTTGGATGTTCGAATACCATGGCTAGTTATTATCTGATAAAGATACGGTTTCTTCATGTAGAAACTCAACCTGATTCATGAATTCTGGATCCAACTTCCTCCAGCCAAGACTTCCGATCCACGGAATTGGTTTGATTCGTCTTACATTCTGGTATATGTGGCAATATAATTGTGGATTGAACTCGACAAAGCAGGGATTTTCATCCGTTATTTCCATTGGTCTACAGTCCACCAGTTCTCCGACCATAATCGCATGACCTCTTGCATCAAGCATCTTTTCTGGGCCTTCAGTCTTCAGGATTTCAGTGATTCTATTGAATTGCTCAAGTCCAGCAATGCGAATCACTTGGTTCTCTGTGTATTGCATTTTGCTTGCACAAATAAGGACCATGCCACGGTAATTAGTCTTCCATACTCTGGTTTCGATCTTATCGTAACCCATGAGGGTCGCGTAGGGTTGCTTCCA